CAACCGATGACTTCTATAACGACGTACTAGAATTGATCGATGAGTACGCCGACAAGGGTTTACTTACATACGGTGAAATTGTTGGTGCGATAGAGTGGGCAAAGACAACACTTATACTGAGTAACACTGAACTAGAAGATGAATGACAGTTATTACATTACATTTGATGCTGAAATTAGTTCTGAAGTTCTGCTGAATCCAAAAACAGATACTATTCTAAATGGGCAAGATATTGATAAATTTGTGCTAGAATGGGCAACTAATCAAAGTTTTTCCGAAAAAACGGTGGAAAATGGCAAGAAAAACACTTTTTTTGTGGAATTTTCTGATAAAGAGCTACACAATGGCGAAGTTGATGTCCAGTTCAGTCTACGAGGAATTGACGCGAACGGACTTGAGAGCGACGCTGCTTATTACGATCTTACACTTGGTCTTGGTGGGCATAATGTGGGGCACTATGCCAATGTACCGCTTCACGATGGAATCGCTCTTTTACTTTTTATTACTTTCTACGGCTCTGTTAGCCGTACTAGACACTGAGGTTTACTAAAAATGGCAAGCAAAACAGTAGAAATGGCAGTTGGAACGGCGTATTCGCCTTCAATGCACAGCACATACGGCAAAGGTGTTATCCAAGTAGTAAAGGGGAACACTAATGTTTCTCTATACGGCAGTCTTGATGGTACAAACTATGTACTTATCGAGACTTTTTCAGCATCTGCTATCAAAGAAGTTGTTAAATGTAACTACTTCAAGATCAGTGGTTCAGCAAGTGACACAACCACTGTGATAGGCACAAGTAAGTTCTTTATCACTACATCGACTGGCGAATAGGTTTAACCCATGAGCAATAACACTTTTACAATACGAGTGAAGTGTGGTGAGTTCAACTGGCAGGGTGCTAGTTTGCTGCATGGATTTTCTATGCTTATTGATGACAATGATGCGGGCACAGCAACACAAGTACCAGAGCTAGGTATGTTGGTATCAGGAAACCCACCCAAATGGTTTAGGGGTTTTAGCTCTTACACTGATACTGCGGGCTACATTGTGCTCACAGATAGAAGCGAGGGTAGCTTGGCAACTGCTGACTATTTCCAAGTCTCAATAGACGGTGCTACGCCATATAACGTAGGTGCAGACGGTGTTGTCAATATAGAAGGCGACCCATTTGCAGCTACCTATTACGCAGAAGCTATTAGCCCATACGCACCTTCGCACATTGGAGCAGAGTTAAAAACACACTACACAAACGGAACAACGGCTGAGATTAAGATAACTGTTATAGATGACAGCGCATTCGATACAGCCACAGATGTAGAAGGTTCTATGGTAAGAGAGGCAACACAACCACTAGGATTTGATCGTGGCTTACAAGTGTACAACGACATTACAGCATAGTATATAAATCAATCACATAGTTACAAAGTATGCCAAGTAGAGCAGGAAGACCAAACAAGAACAAAGCGTTCCTACTTAACCGTTTGCAGGATATGTATGGAGAAGATTTCCATCCTATTATGAAAATGGCAGAGAACGCTATCTTGTTACAGGCAGAAGCAGAGAAAGAACTAGATGCAGCCACACTGAAAACGGCTGTAGATGCGTGGGATAAGGTCGCACAGTACACAGAACCTAAACTCAAGGCTATTGAAGGTACGATGGAAGTGAACGCATCGGTGGTAATGAAAGACTTGAAGGGAGTGCCGCGTGATTGAGTACATGGTTGATTACAGACCACAAAGCGAAACGCTGGCTCAATTTCACAAGACACTAGACTTTCACCACAGATTCATAAGAGGTCCACTAGGGTCAGCTAAGACCACAACGGTATGTGTTGACATATTAGACCTGATTACTAACCAACCCGCAGATGCGAATGGTGTTAGACGTTCACGATGGTGTGCAGTACGAAACACCTATAGCGAGTTGAAGAACACGACGGTCAAGGAATGGATCGAGGTGTGCCCGGAAGAACTGGGCAAGATGAACTGGACAGACCTGACACAACAGATAGAGTTTGAGCGAGAAGATGATACGCAGGTCAAGGCAGAGTTCATATTCTTGGCACTAGATAAGCCGCAGGATGTGAAGAAGCTGCGAGGTCTACAGTTGACAGGGGGGTGGCTCAATGAAGCGAAAGAGCTACCGTTTGAGGTTGTATCGATGTTGTTTGGTCGGTGCGGTCGATACCCGAAGCGTACAGATGTGAAGCCTTACTGGTTTGGGGTTATAGGTGATACGAACAGCCCCGATGAAGATAGCTGGTATTATGACCTAGCAGAGAACAAGAAGCCCGAAGGTTGGGTATTCCTAACTCAACCGGGTGGTGTATACAAAGATGGTGTGTCAGGTTCGTGGAAGGTAAACCCACAGGCAGATAATTCACATAATCTACCAGAGGGATACTACGACAACCAGATAGCAGGTAACGACGACGACTGGATAAACGTCAACTTAGCCAATAACTACGGCTTTGTGAAGGAAGGCAAACCAGTGCATGAGTGGTACAACGATGGGGTACACACTAGCAGCGACGTTATCAAGCCAGATGTGAAGCGACCTATTTACTTAGGGTTCGACTTTGGTAGGACACCAGCGTGTGCATTTGCACAGAAAGACACAATGGGCAGATGGACGTTCATTGACGAGTTTACAAGTACAAACATGAGTGCAGAGAACTTCGCACCAGAGTTGAAGCGATACCTAGATACAGAGTATAGCCAGTACACATTCGAGTTTGGATATGGCGACCCGGCTGGTGGGGATGGAAACCAGTCAACGGACAGAACACCGTTCGATATATTAAGGGCTAACGGTATTAACTCTGGTCCTACAAGAAGTAACGACCCATTGATACGCAGGGCAGCAATTAGTTCGTTGGGTTTAAGGAATTGCATGGACGGTAAGCCAGCACTGGTTATTAGTCCTAAGTGCAAGATGTTACGCAAAGGTATGGCAGGTGGATTCTGCTACAAGCGTGTACAGGTTAGCGGTGAGAAGTATGCCGACAAACCAGACAAGGGCATATACTCGCATATCGTCGAAGCTGCTGAGTATCTGCTACAAGGACAAGGATGTGGAAATGAAGCGGTGTATGGAAAGCCAAGATTTACAGCCCCAGTTAGGGCAAAGACGTTCGACCCATTTAAGCGGAGATAAGTATGAATTTATTAGGTGAAAATGTAAGACTGAAAGAGATTAACGAACACTTGGCTATGGTTATTATTGCGTTTGACTTGTTCAATGCAACAGCACAGCCGAGAGTTATTAAGGAATGTAGTAAAGATAAAGTTGTGTTTGATATACGCAACAGTGTGTCACCCATGCAGATAAGACGCTTGATCGTTGAGCCGTTAGCAAAAGCAATGCCTGAATACATCTGGCAAGCTAACATCGAAGGTCGTGAAATCATAGCGCAGAGGGTGGCAAGTGGGCAGAAACGTAGTAAGGCAGCAAAGTCTACTGAGTCAGACGCAAAATCATCGGCTTAGTGGATACTTGGTCTACACTGATGGTTGGTTATGGTTCGGTCATGTGTATGTCATACTGCGAACATCGAACAGTTGGGTAACGTTGAATCAGAACCATGCTTATATGCAGGTCGATGTTGTCCCACTGGGATGGTTGAAAGATATTGAAGGGGAATGTATACCATTTACGGTAGATGTTCCCTACAATCAGAAGCGGTATGGCTTTGGCTTTTTCTCATGCGTAGAGCAGGTCAAGTCTACATTAGGTATTAAAGCGTGGACAGTAATCACGCCCAAACAACTAAAAAGGTACATGGCATGGCAAAAGGTCTATACGCGAATATACACGCGAAAAGAAAGAGAATCGCAGCAGGAAGTGGTGAGAAGATGCGGAAGCCCGGCACAGAAGGCGCACCAACTGCTAAATCGTTTAAGCAATCTGCTAAGACAGCTAAGAAACCGTCTATGGTAAGGGGTTACTAATGGGCAGCAAACCTAAAAGATACACACCTTCGGCAGAAGAACTCGAACTGCAAGCCAGACAGCTAGAAGAACTACGCTCTAAAGAAAGCGAGATACAAGAGCAGCGCGAAAGACAGAAGAAGGCAGCAGTTAGTGGGCGTTCATTAGTTGCACAAGTACCGCAGAATGAAGAACAAACGCTGGGGGTGATGTAATGGGGATGAATACTCAAGCAATACAACAAAATCGGGAAAGAAAAGAAGCCCAAAGATCACTCGTTGACCAGAAACTAACAGAGGTCAAGCAAGATATTGGCTATGACCGTCTTGTTAAGATGGGCTACGGTAAACAAGCGGATGTTCAGTTAGGTGCATACAGAAAAAATTTACTGACTGAGGGTATCGGTGGTATTAAAAGAAATAGTCAACCAGCACCTAGCAGCACAAGAAGGCTTGGTATGAGAGCAGGGGCAACTCAACGCACACACCGAGATTTTTTCAATCTACGCATAGACCCTATATTGCGCGATGCAAACACAAAAGAGCTACAAACTAGACAGCGTGAAGGTATGCGTGAGAAAGGGCAAGAGCAGTATAAGATGCAAGCTCGCGCACGACGCAGTAGTAGAGGTGCTAGATCATTAATACAGCAAGTACCGCAGAATCGAGAACAAACGCTAGGGGTGATGTCGTGAGTAGACAAGGAACAGGTAGAGCAGCTACGTTAGCCCGCATAAGTGCAAGCAATGAGGCGAGAGTAGTAAAAGCAAAGCAAGATATTGGCTATGATCGTCTAGTTAATTACAGTGAAAATAAACAAGCCGACACAGCACTTGCACAGTATGAAAAAAACATAAAAAACACAGGCGGTAGAAATACCTATACTTCGCCTGAACAACAATTAAGAGATTCTGTTGCAGAGTCACAATTAAATGTAAATACAAAAGAATTAACGGCACGACAGCGTGAACAGATGCGGGCGAAGGGGCAAGAGCAGTATAGGCTGCAGGGTCGTGCACGACGCAGCAGCAGAGGTGCTAGATCACTTTTGTCACAGGTAAGACCAACGCAAGGCTCGCTCGGTTCAGCAGGAACACTGGGGTAATATATGACTGTACAAGCACTACTCAAGCGATTTGATAAAGCTAAGTCGCTAAAGAACTCGAACTGGTACTCACATATGCGGGAGTGCTACGAGTATGCAGCACCACAGCGTGAGACTTTCTTTGACTATTCTCCGGGTGAGAAAAAGAACTCTACTATCTACGACGATACCGCAGTCATTGCGTTAGAGACATTCGCTAGTCGTCTACAGTCGTACATGATTCCACCTTACCAACGATGGGCGCTTATTGGTTTAGGCTCTCGCGTACCTGATGAAGTAGGCGAGCAGCCAATACAATTCGACGGTCAAGATATGACGGTCAACGAAGCACTAGAATTGACTACCGATATAGTTTTTGATTACATACATAGGTCAAACTTTGACACACAAATGTATCCAGCACTTCTTGATTTGGGTATTTCTACTGGCAACATTACAGTCGAGTACGATGCCAAGCAGGATAAGTTGCAGTTTAACTGTATACCTATGCCGCAGATGTACCTTGAACCCGGACCAGACGGTGGTATTGATAACCACTACAGAGAATGGGATGTAGAGCTAGGTCATGTAGAGCGTTTGTTCCCTGATGCAAAACTAAGCGATGAACTAAGCCGACAAATAGAGAAAAGCCCACAGAAGAAGCAGGTTTTCCTTGAAGCGTGTTTGTACAATGGTGAGATGTATCGTTATGTAGTTATCGATAAGGTGCGTAAGAA